TTTTTATTTCTAGATTTGATAAATTCTATATAGTTTACCGCTTCTTGCATTTCCTCTTTAGAGATACCACGTGATGCGGAGAATAACATTCGCATTTCTGGACGAGTGCGAAGCATTTCCGCATATTCTGCAGTTTCTGCATCTAAATAATAATCCTCTGTTTGAGTAGAGTGAGAAGGTGTAGATGCTTTATCCGACTCTTGCCAACCCATTAGATATGCTGGAGTAGTATTTAATGCTTTGGCCAAAGGTTCAAGAACATCAATTGGCATATTTTCAATATCACCATTTTCATATCTATATATAGTTGCTCTATTTTTATTTAACAATTTAGCTAGTGCATCTGCAGTATAACCTAGTTCTAATCTACGTTGTTTAATACGTTCTCCAATTCTCATGTGATAACCTCACTTTCTCCTTTGTTTACATAATACAATACAATTCGCAAAAATGCAACAAATATTTTTAAACAATCTATAAAATCGCACAAAATGCGAAAAATGTTGTTGACATGCATTTTTTTATGGGGTAATATCTAGATAAAGGAAGTCGCATATAAGCGACAAATAAGAAAAGGGGGGAATAGATATGGTGAATATCAGAAAGCTGAAAGCTAAATTAGTGGAAAAAGATATTTCCATTATTGAGTTAGCAAATGTACTTGGGATTGATAAATCTACAGTATATAGAAAGCTCAATAAGTCTGGGGAAAACTTCACAGTAAAAGATGTTGAAAAAATTTCTAAGGCGCTATCTTTAACATATGATGATATTAATTCTATTTTTTTTACTGATATAGTCGCATAATATGCGACAAATAAAAAGGATGTGTAGTAATGGAAAGTGTTCAACCAAAGTATGTTCCTATTAGCACACTAGCTAAGATATGGGGGCGCAGCAAAATGTATATCTATAGAAGAATAGATATGATCCGCAATGAAGGTAGATTTAATGAAATCTGTATGCAACTAGGACCGCAACAAACGCTAGTACATGTAGAAAAATTTGAAGCATGGATGAAAGGGCAGCACATGAAGTGGCTAAAGGGGGCATAGAAGATGAACATTATAAAACTAATAACCACCGTTCAGTGGTGCTTAGGGATATTAGGGTTAGGACTATATGGAGGAATTGAGCAAGCAGAAGGCTGGCAAATACTAATCAATATAGTTTTAACAATAACAACTGGCATCACAATTTGGATGTTAGGCAGGGTTAAGGAGGTGATAAAACATGAAAGACAAAAAAGAAAAAGCACTAGATCTACTAAAAACATATTTAATGTTTGATGATGAAGAAATGCAAGTTTTAAGGGAACGAATTACATCAATTAGTGTAAGCAATAAATGTGCAAGTTTAGACTTTACTATTCTTGCTAATGGATGTGCTATTTTTGTTAAGCGAAAAACAGGGGAGTATGTATTACGCATAACAGGTAAAGGCCCAATTAAAGAGTACAAGGTACATCTTGCATTAACGGCAAGAGAAATATTGCTTGATGTGGTGACTTGTAATGAGTAAACACTGCAGCATATGTGATGAGTGCAATAAAAAAAGCCGTGCCTACATACATTGTAGACAGGCTAAAGGGATTATATGTATGGAACATTGCGATGCATGTCAATATTTAGATATTGAACAAGGTGACATGCATTGCAATTATCCTAGGCAAAAAGAAAAGGCCACTAATTAAAGTAGCCTAATCAAGCACGTAATTACGCACCAAACCTAACGTAATTATATCACACATGGGCATAAAAGACTAGAGAAAAGCTTATTTAAAGGCTTTTCTTATTAACTAGATATAACATATTAACAAATCAACCATGGGGAGTAATTACGATGAGGAAGCGTAAGAAGGTCATATCTAAAAATATGATAGAGGTACTTGATTATCACACATCAAGAACCTATAGGAAGAATGGTAAGCGTGTAAAAAAGAAAAGCATCACACCAGAAGCTATGAAAAAGCAAAATGAAAAACAAGCGGAAGCAATGCTGCGTATGTTGATTGATAATAACTTCACTACAAATGATTGTTACATCACACTCACATATAAAGAACAGCCTGCTACATGGGAAGATGCAAAGAAAGATATTCAGAATTTTATAAGACGGCTCAAACGTAGATATAAAAAACTGGGTAAGGAATTAAAGTACATCTATATTGCAGAGGGGAAAACAAGAATACATTTCCACATGATCATCAATAATGCGGAATTGTATTCAGATGAAATTAATGAGCTTTGGCCACATGGCATGCATAAGTTGATGCTATATCAAGGCAGAGCAGAAGATGCAGTAAGATTAGCAAGCTACTTTGTAAAAGAAAAACGGAGTGCATGTTATTCAGATAAAGAAGATGCATTTAAGCGCAGGTGGAACAGTAGCAAGAATTTAGAAAAACCAAAAGTAAAAACAGAAATATTGAAGCCAAGCGAATGGAGAGATTACATCCAACCGCCAAAAGGCTATTACGTGGAAACAGACAGTGTAGTTGAGTCTGTATCTGATGAAGGTTATCCTTATAGATTTTACAGACTGATAAAAATTGAGGAGGTCAAACATGGGACTACTAGGAATAGGCATTGTGATAGGGGTAATGCTAGGAGTATCAATAATGGCATTATGCGTAATTAGTAAAGAATGTGAGAAATGGGAGGAAGAAATAAATGATAAACGTAAATGAGGTATTTTTAAGCGGTAACGTGGTGGCAGATGCAGAACTGCGATATACGAAAACAGGAAAGCCAGTACTCACATTTAGAATGGCAACCAATAAATATGTGAATGAGCAACAGAGTACACAATATCACAACATTGTATGTTGGGTTGATGCGGAAAAATACAGTGGATTAAAGAAAGGTGATTTTGTATCAGTAAATGGTGAATTAAGAACTAGATCATATGAAAAAGACGGAGGGAAAAGATACATTACAGAGATTGTGGCCAAAGTCCTTACATATGGATTGAAAGAAAATGAAAGTAACACAAGCAATTTTGAAAATGGGTTTGTAGATGATGAAAATATCCCATTCTAGGAGGAAATAAATGCGAAGAGGCAGACCAAGAAAGATATGTAGCCACTCATTTGGACCAGCAAAAAGCGGTGCGTTATGGGTAAAAGCATCATGTCCCAAAGGGAAAACATCAATTAAAGTATTCAAAGGCAAGACAGCAGGCACTTTACATTGGCTGAAAAAAGAAGAATGTGAAGACTGTCCTGCATATAGTCCAACAAAGGTTTATGCAAAATAGTAGGAAACAACATGCAAAACGCAAGCATGGCAGGTGTACCGATGAATTGCATAAATTGGTTAGCACTAGGTGCAGTAGTATACGGTGCAATGGAAAAGAAAAAAGCATTAAGAGTATTAGGCCTAAAAGAGCAATATAAAACGATTGATGTAATTAAATACGATGAAGTAATGGCATTGGTTAATAAAGGGGTAAGCTACAAAGAAATAGCAGAAGGATTAGGAGTAAGTTTAACATCATTTAAAAATAGATGTAAAGAACTAGGGATAAAGTCTAAAAAAGGTAGAAAACGCAACAGACATTGATGCGGAAACACTAGGGGGCAGACCATGAACCATGTAACAACACTATTTAACAGCAATGAGTTTGGGGAACTTAGAACAATCATTATTGAAAATGAAGTGTACTTTGTGGCCAAGAGCGTAGCAACTGCACTTGGCTATAAAGATACTGCAGATGCAATAAGAAAACATATTGATGAAGAAGATAAGCTGCGTTGGCAAATTGCCGACACAGGTCAGAAGAGAGAAACATATTTAATCAATGAGTCTGGACTATATTCCTTGATACTGAAATCAAAGATGCCAAGCGCTAAGAAATTCAAACGCTGGGTAACTAGCGAAGTACTTCCACAAATTAGAAAAACTGGTAGTTATGATCTACACATTCCAAAGACACTACCAGAAGCATTGAGGCTATATGCAGATGAAGTGGAGGCACACAACCAATCTAAGGCAATCATTGAGCAACAGAAACAACAGATTGCGGAGTATGAACCAAAGGTTGATTACGTAGATAAAATTTTAAGTTCTACAAATGCAGTGACTGTAACGCAGATTGCTGCGGATTATGGACTTAGTGCTAAAGCATTAAACAAGATACTTCATGATGCTCATATTCAACGCAGCGTAAATGGTCAATGGATTTTGTATAGCGATTTAATGCGTAAGGGATATACAAAGACTAAGACACACACGTACATGACTACAGACGGTAGATTGGAGTGCAAAGCATCTACACGTTGGACACAAAAGGGAAGATTAATGATACACGAGTTACTAAAGAAGTTGGGCATCAATGCAGTGTGTGAGGCCTAAGAAAGAATGTAAACAGGTCAGAATGGGTTAGTAGTGATGAAATAAAGCAAAGCTACACACAAATTAGATTATTAGCAGTAGAAAATGATACATATGCATGGGTACCAATTGAGGACGGAACACTATGCAGAGGAAGCGAAGCAAAAGACAATGCAGGGCAAAGAATATACGAAAAGGACCATATTGAGTTTGATTGCAAATCAGTACAAGATACTCCATTGGTAGCGGAAGTATATTACAGCGTTGATAAATTCCAATGGAGATGCAAAGCAATTAACCAGCAAAACAGAACACAACGTGATGCGGTATTAGATTTTGATTTAGCCTTTGTGTTGAATAATGGGAAAGTAAAAGTAATAGGCAACAGGTTAGAGGGATATGAGCATGAATGATAGATTTAGAAATTTAAAGAAAGCACATGATCATATTGTAAAAGGGCGCTCAAAAGAAGTTAGAAAAGTATTTATACCGCATTGGGGGTATGTATTTGTATCATCTGATGCATTGATAAAAGCAAGAATACGAAGAGACGAATTAAAGGGGAACAAATTATTTAATCAATGGGCAAGGAGTTATTATGAAAACACCATGCAGGGAGTGCAAATTTAGAGAAGTAGGGTGCCACAGTAAATGTGAAAGCTACATTCAATGGAGAACGCAGCTAGATAAATATAATGAGCAGAAGAACATGCAAGGAGATGCATACAAATATATTGGGGATAACGTAAGAACCATTAGACACAGAATGAGAAAGCTAAAAGGATATAGCTGCACTGTGAGGGACTAACAATGAAATTAGATTTATGGGTAAGGCTAAACATAACAATGGCTGATGATAATAAAGTAAGTGGGTGGACACAGATATATGGGAAACATGAGTTAGCCATATATAAAAAGCCTTTCAAAGAATTGAAGCCAATTGTTAATGATCACATAGAAAAAATGAACTGGCTAACTATTTGTAATAGGTGGGGTGAAACAAACCAAGTAATAGAAATTAATGCAAGAAAGATAAAGAAGTATTCAATTAAAGAGTGTGTACAACCATATGAAGAAGAAGAATGGGATTTAGTTAGGGAATGGTATAGAGAACACTCAAGAAAAAAACGTGAAAAAGCAGGGGAAAATAAGCTAGGAGGATAAGAGATGCAAAGAAAGTGTAATAGATGTGATAGGTTATTTACACCAGATAGTCATAGCACATGGTGTCCAGATTGTAGAGAAGGCAAACCAGTAAAGCCTAGAAAGACAAAGGAACAAATAGAGAAAGAACGTGAAGAACGATTAGAGAAAGCATTTAAATACACAAGATACTGTGTGCAGTGCGGAAAGAAATTTTACACTAACAAACGAAATAAAGTACTCTGTGGGGATTGGGTGTGCGAAGATAAACAACGGAAAGGGCAATAAAGATGAGGATACTAAGCATTGGATTTGGGGATAAAAAGAAAGTAAAGTATGAGAAAGCAAATAATGCTGGCATTACTGAAACATATCAATTAAGCACAGAGGATGATTTCAGACCAGAGATATTAGAAGCATATGTAAAAGCAAGAGCATTGGTGATTGAAACATTTAAAGTGTTCAAGCTATTTGAAGAAGAGTGGCTAAAAATTAAATCTATTAGTTTTAAATGGCATAAGGAAATGCCAAAGGTTATTACGGAAGCAAAGTATGTGCTTATAATCACAAATAAGTATGGAGATGAATGTACAATTAGCACATCATGGCTAAGTGTAATAGATGAAGCACCAGAAAAGCTTATTCCATTAGCAGAAGAAATAGAATTATTTGTAAGAGGTGCAAGAGCGCAGGGTAAATTATGGGAAGAAGAATTGGAAGATGATGCGGTTGACGGTGAAACATTTCATATCAATGATCTAGTACAAGAAGGAGAAGCGGATGATTAAAGACCAATTAATTTATGTAGCGCATCCATTTGGCGGAGATAAAGCTAATAAGTATTCCATTGATACAATTATGGAAAACTTAGTAATGCTAGATAAAAACAATACATATCTATCACCTCTTCATAATTTCAGCATGTTGTACTTTGATACACAATACTCAAAAGGATTAAAAATATGCTTAGACATGTTAAATAGATGTGATGCCTTAGTATTATGTGGGGACTGGGAAACATCTAAAGGATGTATTGGGGAATGGTCATTTGCAATAGCTAAAGGGATGCCAATATATACATGGAAAGAATGGACCGATAAATTAAAGGAACAGGGAGATAATAGCCGATGACAGGAAGGGAATATTTAAATCAGATACGTGATACTGATTTGAATATCAAATGTAAGGAAAGAGAAGTGTTAAGGCTGCAACAAGATATAATGTATCTGCAAGCAATTGACTATAGCAAAGACATTGTAAGCGGAGGGCAACCGATTACCTTTGAAGATAAGATAGCAAACATTGATGCACTATCAAATGAACTAATGAGAGAATGGAGTTCATACCTAAGAGAAAGGGAAAGAGCAAGATTTCTTATTAACGCCATACCTAGTTCAAAACAAAAGAGCGTACTGATTGATAGATATGTTAATGGGCATACATGGGAAAAGGTGGCAGCATTAATTGGTTGCTCAGTGCAAAATATTCACAACCTACATAAAAGAGCAATTAGAAACTTTGAAGAAATTTTCAAAAAGGTTGATAGTATTTGACTATGAATTTATGGGATACTATATGTGGGCATGGATGAAGAGAACACTTTCAACAAGCCTCCTAGAAAAACTACACACTATTAAGGACTACATCATACACAGGTCGCACAACACAGTATGATGCGGTCCTTTTTAGTTTATAAGGGGTATTTGATGAAGCATAAAAGAATTACATCCAATAAAACGATACAAGAAGTTCGCAAGCCATATTGTGAAATATGCGGACAAAGAACAAATATAGAACCACATCATATTAATACACGTGGCAGTGGTGGTGGAGATATTAAGGAGAACTTAATACAACTATGTACACAATGCCATATCAATACACATAGTGGACAATATCCAACTAAAGATGATTGCTTAAACAAAGTAGCAGAGCGTGAAGGTATTACATATGATGAAGCATATGCAATTAATCGTAGAGCAATGGGATATGATGTATGACTAGAATATGTTGTAACAGGGATAGATGCTTAAATAATAAATATGGCATCTGCACTGCAGATACAATTGAATATGAAGGGATATGTAAAAGCTACATTACGACCAATGATGCAAGAAAAACAAATTGTGGAGTATGTAGAAGAACACATGGTAAGTTAAAGCGTAATAGCAATATGGTACTAAAGTAGAGGTGATGCAATGCTAAAAGCATGTAGCTATTGTGGAGGAATACATGAAGGAGAATGTCCACATAAACCAAAGCGCAACTACAAGCAGGAGCATGCGAATGCATCTGATAGCAGAAAGAAAGAACGGAAGTTCAGAAGCAGTGTCGAATGGCAAGACTGCAGAAGGAATATATTAGATCGTGATAAACATTTATGTAGATTATGTTTGCACGAAGATAATTATATTAGTGTAGGGCAACGATTAGATGTACATCACATTGAGCCATTACATGAAGCATGGAAGAAGCGTACTGATGAAAAGAACTTGATTACATTATGCAAGATGCATCACTACAAAGCAGACCATGGAGAATATAAGAGGGAGTATTTGAAAAAAATAATTAGTACCCCCCCTACCATAAAATAAATTTTTTGCAAAAAAGTCCAAGACCGTACTGCTCACCACAATTTACACAATTTTCCCTAATGGGACATGCGTGCGCACGTGAATATATATTTATTTATATAGGGACTATACAAGATGCTGCAATGCAAAAGAAAGGAGGTAGGCACATGAGAAAGGCTGTATCAGCAAGGACTACAAAGAAGCATTTAACAAAGGCAGAAAAAGAAAAACGTATTGCTGTAGAAAATGCGTTTATTGATGATGCGGAAATAGAACCGCCAAGCTATCTAACTAAAACACAATTAGAAGCATTTCACTTTATTGTTGATGCATTAAGACAAGCTAAGGTATTAAGCAGATTAGATACACAAACAATTATTCAAGCAAGCGTAGCTATTGATATGCTACACACTGCAAATAAGCGTGTGGCCAAAAGACCAACACTTGCAATTGATAGGGAATTTGTAGCAACACAAGAAAAGCTGGTGAGGACCTATTTAAAACTGTGTGATGAATTGTGTCTATCTCCACAATCTAGGGCGAAGCTTGGAGTACTTGTAGCCAATCAAAAAGAAGAGGAACAAGATCCATTGCTAAACGTGCTGCAAGGGGGTGTATTGAGTGGATAAAAAACATCCTGCCTATCAGTATGCAATGGACGTTGCGAAAGGGAATATCAATGCACCAAAGTATGTAAAACTACAGGTGAAAGAGTTCTTAAATATTGCAAATAATAAGGATAGACAGTACATTATTGATGATAATAAGGTACGAACTATTGGAGAATTACTAAAATTATTAATAATGCCTAAAGGATTAAAGGCGAATATCACAGTATATGATGCTATGGCAGGGTTCCAATGGTTCTTCATAACTGCAATATTATGTACAGTTGAACGTAATAATAGAGACAAAAGACGATATGAAAACGCAATACTTGAGATATGCAGAAAGAATGGCAAGACATTTATAATTGCTATTCTTTTTATTTTGCTATTTTTCATGGAGCCTAAGTTTTCTAAGTTCTATTCTGTAGCGCCAGACGGTTCATTATCACGTGAAATAAAAACAGCCATAGAAGAAATATTGCGTAGCAGTCCTGCCATGTTAGGCAAGATGAATGGTAAGGAAAAATTTAAAATGTTACGTGATTATATACATTGCAATATTACGGACAATAGATATATTCCGCTTAACTATTCAACAGGGCGCCTTGACGGTAAATTGCCAAGTGTATTTTTAGTGGATGAAACAGGAGCATTGCCAAATACATATGCAATTGAAGCAATGCGTTCTGGGCAATTAACAATACTAAACAAGTTAGGCTTTATTATCTCAACCAAATATCCCACACTAAACAATCCATTTGAAGATGAAGTGGACTATGCAAAGCGTGTATTAAATGGTGCGGTAGATGATGATAAGGTATTCGCCTTGTTATATGAACCGGATGATACAAAAGGCTGGGCAACTAACGATGAAGTGCTAGAACAAAGCAACCCACTAGCAATTGAAGTAACAGAAATCATGGATGACTTAAAATCTAAACGGCAAGTAGCTATAGAGATTGAAAGTAAGCGTGAGAACTTTATAACAAAGCATTGCAATATCATTTATAGCGGTGCTGGTAGTGAAAGCTTTGTAAACGTAGCTGATTTACAAAAAGGTGCTGTAGATCATATTGACTGGAGCGGTAGAGAAGTATTTCTTGGTGTTGATTTGGCCATGACTACTGATAACTGCGCTGTGGATATGGTGTCATATGATGAGGATGAAGGCAAAGTATATTGGGATGCAAGGGCATTTATCCCAGAAGATAGGATAGATGAGAAGTCTAAACTTGAACGAATACCATATAGGGATTTTATCAATGCTATGTATTGTATAGCCTGTGGCAATCGTACTGTAGATTATGGTGCTATTGAGCGGTACATAATGGGGATAGAAGCAAAATATGGGGTTACTGTGCTAGGTATTGGCTATGATAGGTATAACGCTTTATCAACTGCACAAAAGCTAGAAGATGCTGGACATACGATGGTTGAAATCAAACAACATTCAAGCGTATTACACCCAGCAACTAAATGGCTTGCAGAATTAATAGCAGAAGGCAATTTAGTATATGAAAAAGGCAACAAATTGCTAGAAATCAACTTTGAAAATGCAAGATGTGTGTATGATACGAACATGAACCGCTATGTAAATAAGAAAAAATCAAGAGGTAAGGTTGATATGGTAGTAGCTGGCATCAATGCGATGTACTTATTACATCAAAATTATATGCTCAATAGTACCCTTGATTGGGTAGTGCAAATGTAGAAAGGGGGTGAAACATTGGGAATAATTAAGAATTTCTTAGGTTTAGAGGTCAGAGAAGAAGCTGTATTGAACGAAAACTCATTCATTGATGCGGCTGATGATGTAGACTTAGGACTTCCTAGCTTCGATACAACAACACGAGTAACAAGACAACAAGCATTAAGCGTGCCAGCGGTAGCAAGTGCATTGTTTTTAATTAGTGGTATTATTGCTGGTATTCCTATTAAGTTATATAAACGAGATGGCAATACTATTACAGAAATCACGAACGATGAACGCACAAAATTATTGAATGTAGATACTAACTCTATATTGGGTTCGTTTGAAACTAAGCAAGCTATGATTAATGATCTAATCATGGAAGGCGCTTGTTATTCTTACATCGGAAAAGATGGAAATAACGCTACATCATTACAATACTTGCCTAAATATCGTGTAAGCGTGCTAGATAATGGCAAGCTAATTGATAGGACTGTACTATTCTTAGTAGATGGGAACTACTACGATAACTTTAATATCATGCGTGCTGTTAGAAATAGCAACGATGGGGTGCATGGTAGAGGTTTATTAGACGATAACGCTACACATATTTCTAGTATGTACAATGCTTTGGTATATGAAAATGGTGTAATCAGTAAGGGTGTTCGTAAAGGGTTCCTTAAATCAGAAGGCAGATTAACGGTAAAAGCACTTGATGCACTTAAAAAAGCATGGCGAAAAATGACAGCTAAGCTTGGTACTAGCGATGTAATTGTGCTTAACAAGGGTATTACGTTTGAAAGTGCTGATAGTACTGCTGTAGAAAACCAACTCAACGAAAGCAAACAAACAAATGCGGATTTAATTTATAAATTGTTTGGTTTTACCGATAAAACATTTACAGATGAAAAAGCATTTAATATTTTTGTTAAAACTACGATTATGCCAATCGTAAATTGCTTTGTTGAAGCTATTAATCGTTCAATGCTGCTTGAAACTGAAAAAGGCAATCTGTATTTTAGCTTAGATATGAATGATCTATTAAAAGCTGATATGCTTACACGTTTCAACGCATATAAAACTGCATTGGATAGCAACTGGATTAACGTTGATGAAATTCGTCAACGTGAGGATTTATCTCCTATGGGTATTGATTTCGTAAGTATGAACCTTGCGAATGTGTTCTATTATCCACAAACGAAGAAAGTGTATACACCAAATACTGGTGTACTTGGTGATTTAACTACACTAAAATCAACGAAAGGAGGTGAAAATAATGAAAATTGAAGTCCGTAATGGTGCAGTTACGATTGAAGGCTATGTGAATGTTACAGAGCGTTTGAGTAAGCCAATTCGTGACGTAAGGGGTAATTTTTTAGAAAAAGTACAAAGTGGTGCGTTCAATTCTGCATTACAACGTAATAATAATGTAGAGTTGCGCTTCAATCACCGCAGAAAACTAGGTGACCAACAAGATGGCTCACTTGAATTAAGAGAAGATAGCATTGGTTTATATGCAAAAGCTATTGTATCTGATGCGGAAGTTGTACAGCTTGCAGAAAATAGACAGCTTAAAGGCTGGTCCTTTGGTTTTAGAAAAATAGAAGATAGCTGGGATAAACAAGAGAATATGCCAGAAGTGCGTACACTTAAAGCTATTGATGTAAGTGAAGTTAGTATTTTATCTGTGAACCCTGCATATATTGCAACATCTATCAATGTACGAGCAGATGAAGGAGAAGATTTACTAGAATGTAGATCTAACGAAACTGCAACAGGTGCAGTGGAATATGATATTGAAGAACGTAAGACTGATGATAATGAAGAAACCAGCAATCAGAAATATCATGACATTTTGAAAAATTTAAATGCTTAGCATCCACCATATGTGGGTGCTTTTTTAATGCAAAGAAAAGAGGATAGCATGAATTTTAAAAAACTTATTGAAAAACGTAATGGTTTAGTTGAAGAAATGAATAATCTTGTTAAAGCAGCGGATGAAGAAACACGTGCATTGAACGAAGAAGAAACATCCAAATTTGAAGAACTTCGTAAAGAAGTAGCTGGTATTGACCACACATTGGAACTTGCAAAAGAAGAACGATCCATGATGTCTGTATCTAACGAAGAAGAACCTGTTAAAGCTGATGCAAAAGCAATGGAAAAGGCGGAAGAACGTGCGTTTGCAAACTTCTTGCGTAATGGTGAAACTACATTCACTGATACTGAAACACGTGCAGATGTAAACCTTACTAAAGGTGATAATGGTGTAGTAATTCCATCCACAATTGCAGAACGCATCATTGGTACTGTTAAACGTATTGCTCCAATCATCCAAAATTCTGACTTCTACGATGTAAAAGGTGATTTGGTATTTGCAGTTGAAGATGAGTCCACATCTAAAACTACTTGCGCATATGTTGGTGAGTTCCAAGAACTTGAAAGCACTAGCGGTAAATTCAAATCCGTTACATTGAAAGGTAACGTAGTAGGTGTATTGACTAAAGTATCTAAATCCTTAATCAATAACGCTGGCTTCGATATTGTAAACTACGTTGTAACTAAAGTTGCAGAAGCTATCGTAGTATTCTTAGAAAACGAAATGATTAATGGTTCTGCTAAAATCCAAGGTTTATTGCAAGCGCAAAATGTTGTAACTGCTGCTAGTACAACTGCAATCACTGCAGATGACTTGATTGAACTTCAATTCAAAGTACCTCAAGCATACCGTGGTAATGGTGTATTCATCATGAACCCTGAAACATTTAAAGCATGTGCTAAATTGAAAAACGCACAAGGCGAATACTTGCTTAATAAAGACCTTACAAATGGTTATGGCTATACATTGTTAGGCCGTCCTGTTTATGAGTCTGACAATATGCCAAAAATGGCTACTAAAAAGAAAGTTGCAATCTATGCAGACCTTAAAGGTTATGCTACAAAAATTAGCGGTGAAAATTCTGAAATTGCTGTATTGCAAGAACGCTTCTATACTCAATACGCAGTTGGTGTAGCTGGTTATGTTGAAGTTGACGGTAAAATCGTTGATGAACAACGTATTGCTACATTGGAAATGGCTTAATAGTCATGAAGTACAAGGTGTTGGTTGGTTATAGTGGGGTAGTATCTGCCCCACTTGGTAGCATTGTTGAGTATACAGACGAGGTAATCATCAATGATCTATTACAAGCTGGTTACATCGAGCCTGTAAAACAAGCTAAAACCAAAAGCAAAAAGGCTGAAACAGAGGAGTAAACATGAAAGTTAGTGAGTTAAATCTTGATATTGTATCTAACTATATTCGTGTTGATGTTACGGCCGATACTAAACCTATCTTAGACATGGTATTATCTGCAGCAATTTCATATTGTATGACATATATGGGTATTGCTGATAAGACTACACTTGATGATTACGAAGATATGCCTATAGCAGTATTGAGTTTGTGCGGTGAATTTTACGATAACCGCACATTCACTGCCGTTGAAAATGCGGTGGTGAACCCTACGGCACAGGCTATCTTAGATAAGTATTCAATGAACTTATTATAGGTGAAATTATGTATAGAAAAGGTAGATTAAGCACTCTTTTACAACATCAAGCAGAAATTCACGCTAACAGAAAATCGACTACTATGAATGAATTAGGTCAATATCCTATTGTTGATACAGTCATAGGCAATATGTATTGTGGTGTTATTCCACAGACTGGCGGTCTATTAAGTGGTAGAACGGCAGAAACTACACTTGCTAAGACTACACATAAGATTGTGTGTAGGTATCGTAACGATATTGAGCCTGACATGTGGCTAATTATTAAGGGGCAGAAATATAACATCCTGTATGTTATGGATCCATACCTTAATAAAGAGCGACTAGAAATATTTACAGAGGTAGTAATCTGATGAGTGTTGATATTGAAACAGAAGGGTTGAGCGAGTTTTCTCAAGAGTTGCTAGACTTAGCGACTAAAGACTTTCCGAAAGACACGAAGAACTTCTTGCAACGTGCTGGCAATAAGCTAAAAGCTAATGCTAAAAACAACTATAAAAGCGGTACTACACAAGGCACTAAGAACCTTATCAAAGGCCTTAAACGTGATAGAGCGTATAAGTATGGCAAGGATGAGTGGCAAGTGAGGATTAAGAATACGGCACCGCACGCATGGTTAATTGAACATGGCCATGTGATGTTAGGTCATTCAGCACAGGGCAAGCCTAAACTAATAGTTGGTAACACAGGGGAAGCCTTTGTTAGAGGGAAGAATATAATGGGTAAAACCGCAAAAGCCTTTCCGTCAGAGTATCAAGAGTTAGCGGAGGAATTTATTGATAAGATGCTTAATGAAAAAGGTTTAGGCTAGTGATAACTGCAGTTGAAATAGTAAAAGCATTAACAGTAAAGTGCAGAGACTTGCTTCAATGTGATGTTAATGATAGAGATATTTCAGAGGGATTTACTAGACCATCATTTTTTATCGAGGTAGTAGACTTTAACAATGAAGATATAGGAGAAATCCTAAGAGGAGATACACTTAACATCTACATTTACTACTTCAATGAAAAGCGTGAGATTGGTTATCTAAACTTACTCAAAGCAAGGGAAAGCTTGCGTGAGATGTTAGCAATGCCTGTTAGCGTGGCAGATGGATTTAGTATAACTGCATCTGATATAGTCGAAACAATCAATAAGGCTGATATGTCATATATCACTAACTTTGATGTAACGATCTATCAAAACAGACCAGAAGCAGATGCACCTTACATGGAAGAATTGGCTGTCAACGGAGAGTTGCAAAAGTCAACGGAAGAATAGTTATAGCACCCACTATGTATGGGTGCTATTTTTAATGGGTAAAGGAGCATAACATGGCAATTGGCTTACCAAATATTGATATTGTCTTTTTGCAAAAGGCAGTATCCGCAGTATTACGTTCTGAACGTGGCACTGCTTTAATTATCGTTAAAGACGATAAGCAAACTGCAATCGGTTATGATACATTCAAATTTGAAGCAGACATTACCGATAAAAAATACAATGCCGATACAATTAAATTGTTGAAGCGTTGCTTCTATGTGAACGTAAACAAAGTAGTAGTGTTACACGTTCCAACTAAAACAACTGCATTTGCAGATATTAAACAAGTATTAGACCGCATTAAATACAACTGGGCTTGTACAACTGTGGCAGAATGGCAAACTGATTTAGTTTCTTACACTAAAAGCCGCAACGTCATTTCTAAAGGCCGTAAAGTTAAGTGCGTAGTAGCAAATGTTACAGTTGCTGATGATAAACACGTTGTAAATATGAAAGGTCAATATGTACATGAAGCTGATGCGGAAGCAGGCACAAATGTACCAATGGTAGCATATTTACCACGAATTACATCAATTTTGGCGAACTTGCCAATGAACCGCAGTATTACTTACTATGAACTAGAAGATTTGGACTATGTAGATAATTCCTACATCACAAGTGAAAAAGATGTAAACAAGTGGACGGATGAAGGCTGGTTACTTCTTATTAATGATGATGAAGATAATGTAGTACGTGTAGGACGTGGTGTTAATACATTGACTTCCTTTACATCTACAGATACAGAAGATATGCGTAAAATCATTATTGTTGAGTCTATGGACTTAATCACAGAAGATTTGTACTCTACATTCAAAAAATACTATGTAGGTAAGTATAAAAACCATTTGGATAACCAATACTTGTTCATTTCTTCTGTAAACGCTTATTTCAAATCATTAACTAAAGTAGTTAATGGCGAAGTATTAGATCCAGAGTATGATAATCATGCTTATGTTGATGTTGAAAATCAACGTCTAGCTTGGTTAAGCGTAGGCAAAACAGAAGCAGAGGACTGGGATGAAGATAAAGTTAAAAAGATGTCTTTCAAATCTACAGTATACCTTGCTGCTAAAATTAAAATTCTTGATGCAATGGAAGATTTATCCTTCCAAATCACAATGGAATAGGGGGTAAATTATGGCCAATAAAGATATTCATAATCAAATTTTGCGTGGGCAGTTTGGTAAAGTATGGATTGACGGTGAACTATTTGCTAATGTGAAAAACTTTGAAGCTAAGATTTCTCTTAAATATGAAGCTGTAGATATTAATGGTGAAATGGGTGTACACCAACGCTTGGTAGGTTTTGAAGGCGCTGGCACATTAGTACTTCACAAAATTGATAGCCGAGTAGCGCAAAAAATTGCAGGTAAAATTAAAAATGGTAGCGTTCCAGACATTAAGATTGTGTCTAAAGTAACTGATCCAGATGTAAATGGTGCTGAACGTATCGAATTAACAGGGGTTACATTGGATGAATTAACACATGCATTTGAAAATAAAAAGGTGCAAGAGGAAAGTTATCCATTCAAATTTGCTGATTATAACTACCTAGACTATATTCTTTAATTTTAATAAGGCGGTACACTTGCACCGCCTTTTATTTATTCATTAGGAGGATAATGTAATGGCTAAAGTACAACTAGAAGATTTGCTAAATAGAACCATGAATGAGGGTTTTCAATCCAAAGATGTATATGTTAAAGGGTTAGGTGGAGAATTAACTGTAATTCATCAACCACTACCTACTGTGTTGCGGATTATGGATGAAATTAAAGCAGATGCATCCTTATCTGTGGTAATGGATGCAATGGTACAGCTCATCTATGCGTGTGTTCCATTATTTAAAAATAAAGAACTACAAGCTAAATATGAGTGTTCCGATCCAACAGATGTAGTATACAAAGTTCTAAATGATAGCGTTGAAGATATTACTGCATTGGGCGAAGCTATTTTGGAAATGTATGGCATTGCAAATCCAGTTGACGAAGTAAAAAAGCAATAGGGGCGGACAGGGAACTAACTATGTTCCGCTATTATATGCGTAAAGGGCATACATTATCCTCACTACTTGAACTAGATCCATTGGAAAGAACATTCTATTTAGCATGCTTTGAAATGGATATGGAAGATATAGAAAGGAGCAATAATGGCTAAAAGCATTAATGTCTTGCTTAGCTTGAAAGATAAATTTACAGCTCCAATGAAAAAAGTAGGAGATACTTCAAAGGATACTGAAAGAAAAATTTCTGCTATGAAGAACAAGCTAACAGGGTTTGGTAATGGCATTAATAATAAATTCTTAGGTATAGCAGGGAGCATCGGTAAAATGGGCCTTGCAATGTCTGGACTTGGTGCATTTGCAAGTGTAGGCGCTATTGTTGAGTACGGAAAGAAAGCACTGGAAACTGCAAAAAGTGCAGAATTATCACAAACATTATTAAGAAATAGCTTAGCAAATAATAATTCACTATATGATAAATCTGCACAATCACTTGATGCGGCACAAAAACAATTAAATGATTATGCTGCTAAATGGGGGCAAGTTGGTGTTATTTCTGCAGGAACAATACGTGCAGGCTATCAAGAACTCAATAAATGGAATGTTCCAGTTGATAAAGTTGATGCATTATCAGAAGCACTTACAAATTTAGTAGCAGGCAAATTTGGTATTAATGCAACGGCGGAAGATGCACAGATAGCATCTCAAGCTATTGGACGTGCCTTTAATGGTGATGTGGCAGGCTTAACAAAGATGAAAATACCTTTAACTGACATTCAAAAGGAAATCATCAAAAATGGCACAGAAGCAGAGCGTTTAGCAACCATTAATGAAATTGTAAATGGAACGTTTTCTAAACAAAATGAAATCTTAGCCAATACACCAGATGGACAGTTAAAGCGAATGAAGAACCAACAGGCTGCACTTATGGCTACAATTGGGAAAGGTTTACTACCAAAGCAAAAAGCATTTATTGATATGGTAAGCACTATCATGCCCAAA